ACAGGTGCTATTACAATTACTAGTGGTAATAAAATGGCTGTTGAAGCTGCAACAGCGGCAGGAATAGAAGGAACTGCGGCTGTTTATGTCACTCAAGTAGAAAGATTTAAAAGTGACACTACGACTAATGTAAACATTGTTAAAACAACCATACTATTGGATCTTACTGGACTGCGTTCAACAGCAGCGGGAGATATTATTGGTAAAGATGGTGATGGTGTTGCTTACATTGGGCAGGTTACTACTGCTAACTCAGGTACAGTTTTTGGTGTCACTATGTTGTGTCTTGAAACACCTGCTGGTGGAGATCCAGACATTAATCTACATTCTGCTACAGAAGCTACAGGTGTTGAAGATACGCCTATTTCTGATTTAACTGAGACTTTGATTATCAACTCAGGTGATTTAGCGGCGGGTAGTTTAGTTGCTGGTGGCGACATTGCGGCAGATCAATACTTGTATTTAACTGCGGGTGCAACAACAGACGCAGATTATACTGCGGGACGTTTACTGATTACAATTACTGGTTACGACGTAGCAAGTTAATAATTAAGGTAGGGGGAGACCCCTACCGCTTTTGCAAAGGAGAATATTATGGCAGGTTCAGACGTACAAGCCACCTTAATTGAGGCAGCGGTAGCCGATCCTAATGGAATTTCAGTAAGCGCCGCGGTTGGAAACAACGCTAGTTTGGTTATAGGCGGAGCTTTAGCAAGCGGAGGAGCCGTTACTTTTGATGAACCACGAAATGTAACAATTACTTCTGCTGGAAATGATAGCGGAATATCTTTTACTGTTACTGGAACAGACGTAGACGGGACCGCTCAAACAGAAAGTATTACAGGAGCAAACGCGGACATAGCAACAGGATCAAGCACTTTTGCTACAGTTACCGCAATTGCGGCAGTAGGAAATCCTGCGGGTAATGTTGAAGCTGGTTCGGGAACTGCGGTAAAAGCTACCGTATTTGCGGGAAGATGTAGGCTAAGAGGTTTATATGCTGTTAACACAGCTACTGGCGGTAAGATAAGTTTTAGAGAAACTTCTGAAACAGGTACTGTTCGGATGCAATTTAATACTGTTAGTAATGCAAACACTACCGAATATCCCGATATTCCTGACGAAGGTCTTTTGTGTAAGAACGGTGCATATGTGACATATAGTTCAGAAACTATGTCCTCTTTGACTGTGTTTTTTAATTAGGGGTGTTAAATGGCTACTACTCAAAACGTAAAACGAACTCCTTCGGGAAGAATAGTTTATCGGGGAGAGTCGTTTGCTGGTTACAACAAACCAAAACGCACACCTAATAAAAGCAAAAAAAGCGCTGTGTTAGCTAAAAAAGGTTCCCAAATAAAATTAGTTAGGTTTGGTGATCCAAACATGTCTATAAAAAAAGATCAGCCATCTAGAAGAAAAAACTTTCGGGCAAGGCACAATTGTGCAACTGCAAAAGATAAATTTTCTGCAAGATATTGGTCTTGTAAGGCGTGGTGACATTATGAAGGCAATAGAGGTTTTAAGAGAACTGGAAAAGCATGAAGCAGAGTGTTTACTTCGATATAGAAATATTGAAAAAGAATTAAGCGATCAAAAGAACACTCTTAAATTAATGGACGCTAAAGTCTGGGGATTAGCTGTTTTAATTATAGTAGCGCCCTTTGCAGCAAAATTATTGGGGTAAATATGGCAGTTTCAGGAAGTACCGATTTTGAACTAGACGTTTCAGAATATATTGAAGAGGCTTTTGAAAGATGTGGGTTAGAAGTCCGAACAGGATATGATTTAAAAACTGCCCGAAGATCTCTTAATTTGTTGCTTGCAGAGTGGGCAAACAGGGGTTTAAACCAATGGACTATAAAGCAAAGAAACTTTACCGTAACTAAAGCTGACGGTGATTATCCTTTGGGTACAGATGTTATAGATATTTTATCTGTAGTGGTTAGAAGAGATGGAACAGATTATTCTTTAGATAGAATGAGTAGGGATGGGTTTATTTCAATTCCAGACAAATCGTCAGAAAGCCGTGTAAACCAGTTTTTTTTAGACAGGCAAATAACTCCTGTTTTAAATCTTTGGCCTCTTCCTGATAATTCTACCGATGTTGTTTATTATAACGCTCTTACTAGAATGGATGATGCGGATGCCTACACAAACACATTAGCAATGCCGTTTAGGTTTTATCCTTGTTTAGCGGCAGGTCTAGCTTATTACATTGCTATGAAAAAAGCGCCTGACAGGGTTCAAATATTAAAAGCTTTATATGAAGAGGAGTTTGAAAGAGCGGCTACAGAAGATAGAGACAGAGCTTCGTTTAACGTTGTCCCACAATATAATTATTTTAGGTCTAATTAATGTCAAAATTTGCAACAGGAAAAAATGCGTATGCTATTTCAGATAGATCTGGTTTTAGATACAAGTATCAAGATATGCGAAGAGAGTGGACTGGTTTTTTAGTAGGAAAAGATGAATACGAACCAAAACAACCTCAATTAGGTCCTTTTCCTAAAGTATCTGATGCACAAGCTTTGAAAAATGCACGGCCTCCGCAAAACGTTGAAGAAGAACGAAGCGTCAATTGGGGTTGGAATCCTGTAGGACAAAGATATAATTTTGATTTAACCCCAAATACTTTAATAGCTACCGGATCGGTAGGAACTGTAACGGTGGAAACAACATGAGTTATACATATGCCCAATTAAAGTCTGCAATACAAAATTATGCAGATAATGCAGAAACAACGTTTGTAGCAAGCATACCTGATTTTATAGAAAGTGCTGAACAAACAATATTAAATTCTATAGATTTACAATATTTTAGAAAAAACGTTACGGGGGTAACTTCTGGAACGGGCACTGATCCATATTTACAAGTTCCTAGTGACTACCTAGCTTCTTTTAGCTTATCTGTGTTAAATGGAACAACCAAAGAGTTTTTATTAGAAAAAGACGTTAATTTTGTACAATCTTTTAATCCAACATCTGCTACAGGTGTACCAAGATATTACGCTTATTTTGACATAAATAATTTTATTTTAGCTCCAACACCTGCGGCGGTTTACACTGCGGAATTGCATTATTTTTACCGACCAAATAGTTTAACGGCTGCTGGTGAGAATGGAACAACATGGTTAAGCGAAAATGCGCCTAATGCTATGTTATATGGTAGTTTGATTGAAGCCTATATTTATATGAAGGGGGAGCCGGATATAATGAAATCATATCAAGATCGTTTTTTACAATCTTTAGAGCGTTTAAAAGATTATGGAGAAGCAAGAGAGAACTCTGACGCATATCGTAAAGGGCTTCCTACGAGGCCGCGAACATGAAAATTGCTATTGTAGGTTTGGGCGGAAGTTATTCTGATTATATAGCAGCTCGGATACGTTCAGAAAAGTTTGATGAAGTATGGGGTATAAACTGCGTTGGTGGTATAATTCATGTAGATAAAACTATTATGATGGACCCTGTTTCTAGGTTTTTAGATACAGAGGATGCCGGATCACAGACAGGAATTGCTAGACATTTTTTAAAAACAAATACTAAACCTATTATTACTTGTGAAATGGATGACAGGGTTAAACATTTACAACCGTATCCTTTAGAACAAGTTGTTAAAGAGTTAAATATTTGTTATTTTAACAACACTGTACCTTATGCAATAGCATACGCTATTTGGTCCGGGGCAAAAGAACTTTGTTTATATGGTTTAGATTACACTTATAAAAATGTTAGTATGGCTGAAGCAGGTAGAGCATGTACTGAGTTCTGGTGTGCTATTGCTACAACAAGAGGTGTAAAAATAGAAGTTGCACATAATTCAGGTCTTTTAGATACAAACGTGCCCGATAATGAAAAGTTGTACGGTTATCATAGATTAAAAGATCCTTTGGTTCAGACGCACGAAAAAGGTGGGTTGTTAATAACTAAACAATCTAAAGTAGATCCACCAGAACCGTTAGATCAAAGTCCTGTAATATTTGGAAGACATGATTTACATGAATTAAATGGGAAAGATCCGCATGTTTAGCGTTAATAGCAATACTACCGTTGGTCAAGTTGGAGTAGTAACTTCTGACAAAGGCGGAATGTCTAATGAACAAATATCTGAATTAGCTACTAATAAAATAGTTTCTATTTCTAAAAATGCACCAGAACCTATAAAACAACAAGCTCACATTTTTGCAGATAATGTCCGCAATCTTTTGCAACATTATATAGAGTTGGCTAGAAAAGAAGAACGTGCTAACATATGTCATAAACTAAGAGAAGCTGGTCAGAATGATTTAGCAGAAGTCATAAGGAGAATATAAAATGGCAATAACACAAGCGATGTGTACTTCGTTTAAAACAGAACTTTTGACGGCTACACATAATTTTGCTACTAACGGAAATGCTTTTAAGTTAGCGTTATATGCTGTTGGTGGCGGTGGAAAATCCAGTACTACAGCTACACTAGGTGCTGCATCTACAGCTTACGTTACGACTGGAGAAATAGCAAATAGTGGGTCGTATACTGCAGGAGGTGGCGCTCTTACTAAGGTTGCTCCAACTTCAAGTGGAACTACGGCATTTACAGATTTTGCTGACATAACTTTTACCACCGCAACTATTACGGCTAGAGGTGCTTTAATCTATAACGATACAAATAGTGACAAAGCTGTTTGTGTATTAGATTTTGGAGGGGATAAATCGTCTTCTTCTGGAAGTTTTACAATTCAATTTCCAACAGCAGATGCTTCTAACGCTATTATCCGTATAGCTTAACGAGGTAACTCATGGCTATTATAACAGGTTGGGGACGCGGTAATTGGGGTCAAGGGCCTTGGGGCCGAGCCATACCTGTTGTTATTACTAGTGCGGCTGGTGCAACAGGCGCAGTAGGAAGTGTAAGTCTTGTAACAAGTTCTATCGTTCAACCGACAGGAATTTCTGCGACAGGCGCAGTAGGAACAGTTCTTGCGGCGGGTGGAGCAGTTGTTACAGAAACAGGCTTAACAGGAACTATTGGTTTTGGTGACGAACAAGTTGTAGGAACCGCAGTAGTAAGTCCATCGGGTGTTTCTGCAACAAGTGCAGTTGGTAATGAATCTGTTGCGGGTTCGGCTGTTGCTCTGCCTCCAACTCAATTACCTTTAATCGGTGAAATTGGAGAAGTTACTGTTTCATTAAGTATGACCGTCTTCCCAACAGGTGTGGTAGGAACCGGAGAAACTGGCGAAGAAAATGTTTGGTCTATAATTATCCCTTCACAAACACCTAGTTGGAGTGCTATAAGTGTAACACAGAGCCCTAGTTGGAGTAGTACAACTCCTTCACAAGACCCCGATTGGACAGAAATAGCGGCATAAGGAACATATAAAATGGCTAGTACCTATGTAAATAACCTTAGACTTAATGAGATGGCAACTGGAGACGGGGCAGGTACATGGGGTACTACAACAAATCTTAATTTAGAATTAATTGGTCAGGCTCTAGGTTGGGGTACAAGGGCGATTGCTAACGCCTCAACAGATAATATTACAATAGCTGATGGTGCTTCTGATTCAGATCGGTCTATGGCACTTAAACTTACGGGTGGCGGACAAGCCTGTACCGTAACAATTTTACCCAATACTTCTTCTAAAGTTTGGATTATGGAGAACGCAACGGCGGCTACGTTAACTTTCACACAAGGAAGTGGTGCTAATGTTGCTATCTTAGCAGGTGAAACTAAAATCATTGCGACTGACGGAGGTGGATCTAGTGCAGTGGTTTATGATCTTTTAACAGATGTTAATTTAGCAGGTACAACAAAAACTGCGGTTCTTACAAACGCAGGTCTTACTACAACGGGTACACTTACCAATCAAGGTCTTCTTACAAACCAAGGGGATGCGGATTTTAGTGATGATGTAACTCTTAAATCAGACTCAGCGGTTCTTGGTTTTGGTGCAGATACGGATACAACTTTAACACACACAGATGGCACAGGGTTAACTCTTAATAGCACTAATAAATTATGTTTTAATGATGCAAGTCAGTTTGTTCAAGGTTCAAGTGCTACTGTTTTATCTATAGGTGCTACAGACGAGATTGATCTTACGGCTACAGCGATTGATATAAACGGTACTGCGGATATTAGTGGTACTCTTACAAATGCCACCGCAGCGGTTAAAGTTGCGGGATTAGAAACAATATATGTGCCCGCTGGAGCCATGTATCCAACCACAACAAATGGGTGTTCTGATTTAACACAAGTTGAATTATCCAACGGCCCAGAGCTGTCCGTTTTAGATTTTGCGGCGGACGCAGATGACTTCGCGCAGTTCTCTGTAATCTTCCCTAAGTCGTGGAACGAAGGTACAGTTACTTTTCAAGCTTTCTTTACTGTAACGGGTACAAATACAGGTACAGTAGCTTGGGGATTATCTGGAGTTTCGATAGCTGATAATGTAAGCAACAACACCGCCTTTGGTACAAATGTAGTTGCAACAGCAAAATCACATAGTGGGACTTCCAATGATTTAGATGTTTCAGCCGTTAGCGGTGACGTTACTATTGCAAGTGCGGCGGCGGACACGTTTACTTATTTTCAAATTATGAGAGATGTATCTGCGGATACACAAACAGGGGCAGCTCGTTTACAGGGTATAAAATTATTCTTTACAACTGATGCTAAGAATGACTCATAAGGAGCGTTAGATGACTGGTTTTGGTTATAACGTAAATGGTTTTGGAGCAGATTATACTAGGGTAGAGTACTACGAGGCATCTGGTGGTACTACAACTACTGATGGTGATTATAAGTATCATACTTTTACAGGATCAGGAACATTTACTATTAGCGTTGCTGGCAATTCTGCGGGTGGTACTATTGACTATATGGTAACAGCGGGAGGCGGTGGTTCTGGTATTGACAACTCCGGCGGGGGCGGTGCGGGTGGCATGGTTCGCGTAACCGGTGCTACTAAAACGGCGGGTTCTTATTCTATCGTGATTGGCGCAGGTGGTGCAGGTGCAATAAATGATGACTCTGGTACAGGGTCGCAAGGCGCAAACTCTACTGGATTAGGATCAACAGCAACTGGCGGTGGACACGGTTCTAATTGGAATAGTGGCGCAGGTGGTGACGGTGGTTCGGGTGGTGGTTCCGCTTTTAGTAATAATAATCCGGGAGATGGTACTTCTGGGCAAGGTAATGACGGTGGTACGGCGGCTAATGATGGCGCACCGGGTGGCGGTGGCGGAGCAGGAGAAGCAGGAAACACGGATCGCCAAAGTGACGGCGGCGATGGTGTGGAATGGTTAAACGGAACTTTTTATGCAGGCGGTGGCGGTGGCGGTGCGGAAGGATTAGCGTACACGCCCTCTGGTGGAGATGGCGGTGGTGGTACGGGTACTAATGCAAGAAATACATATGGTAGTTCTACGGACGGTACTGCAAATACTGGAGGCGGTGCTGGCGGAGTTCGTTTGCACCGAGGAAACAATGGTCGAAGCGGCGGCTCTGGAATAGTTATAATTAGATATAAATATCAAAATTAGGAATTAGATGGCACATTTTGCAAAAATAGAAGACAACTTAGTAACGCAAGTAATTGTTGTTGATAATAGTGATATTCTTGATGGGGATGGTAATGAGTCAGAAACATTGGGTGTTGAAATATGTCAAAATTTATTAGGTGGTACTTGGGTGCAAACATCTTACAACGGAAATATTCGTAAGAATTATGCGGGCATAGGCTATACTTATGACAGTTCTAGGGATGCTTTTATAGATCCTAGTCCTCATGCTTCTTGGGTATTGAATGAAACTACATGTAAATATGAAGCTCCGAGAGCGTACCCATCAGATGGAAAGCATTACAAGTGGAACGAAGAAACAACTAATTGGGTTGAAAATTAAACCTTGATGGAGATACTCAATGCCTTTAACAAAACTACAATATAAACCCGGAATTAATAGAGATGTTACTTCATATAGCAACGAAGGTGGATGGGTAGATAGCGATAAAGTTCGGTTTAGATTTGGCTTTCCTGAAAAAATAGGGGGTTGGGTTAAGTACTCAGCTAACACCTACCTTGGTTCAGCAAGAAGTTTGTTTTCGTGGGTTGCCTTAAACGGAACTAAATTTTTAGGCGTGGGTACGTCTGTAAAATATTACGTTGTTGAAGGAGATGCTTTTAACGATATTACACCTTTAAGAAAAACAACGACAGGTACAGCAACTTTTTCGGTTGCTAATGGTGCGACGGTAGCCACTGTAACCGACAGTAACAATGGATCAAATGCAGGAGATTTTGTTACTTTTAGCAGTGCAGCATCTTTAGGAGGAAATATAACAGCCGCAGTTCTTAATCAAGAATTTGAAATACAAACTGTTCCAACGGCTAACACATATACAATCAATTTATCTGCTACAGGCAACGCAAGTGACTCTGGAAATGGCGGCGGAAGCACTGTTGCTAAATATCAAATAGACTGTGGTCTTGATACTCAAGTTGGTGGTACGGGTTGGGGTGCTGGAACTTGGCAACGAGGAACTTGGGGATCTGCCGCAGATGTTACTACCGAAAGTGAACTTGCTTTATGGAGTGAAGATAATTTTGGTGAAGATTTACTTTTAAATCACAGAGATGCCGCTATTTATTATTGGGATAAAAGCAGCGGTGTAGCCGCAAGAGCCGTAAATTTAAGTTCTTTAGCAAATTCTTCTGACTGTCCGACAATAGCTAAACAGGTAATGGTGTCAGACAACTCCAGACACATCATTGCTTTTGGTGCAAATACATTAGGAACATCGGTACAAGATCCACTTCTTATACGTTTTTCAAGCTCAGAGTCTTTAACACAATGGACTCCTGATGCGACTAATTCTGCGGGAGATTTAAGAATAGGTACAGGTTCTGAGTTTATAACTGCGGTAGAAACTAAACGAGAGATTGTTGTGTTTACCGATAGCACGGTACATTCCATGACATATTTAGGCGCACCCTTTGTTTTTGGGATTACGCCTTTATCTACAGGGATTACAATAATGGGCCCTAACGCAGCGGTTGCTGTTGAAGAAGCTGTTTTTTGGATGGGTCAAGATTCTTTCTATTTGTACGAAGGTCGAACGCAACAAATGCCGTGTACCGTAAAAGACAAAGTATTTTTTGATTTTAATTATGCTCAAAAAGATAAAGTATACGCCGCACACAACAGTGAATTTACAGAAATAACATGGTTTTATTGTTCTGACGCTAACTCGACAGCTAACGGAGGAAACGGTCAGAACGATAGATATGTTACATATAACTATTCCGAAAAAGTATGGTACTATGGCGGTTTAGCTAGATCCGCGTTTATGGATAGAGGTGCTTTCCAATACCCTATAGGAGCGGAAAACGGTTATTTATATAACCATGAGGTTGGTTATGATGACGATGGTAGTGCTATGAGCGTTTCGTTAGAAGCAAGTCCTATAGACATTGGCGACGGAGAGAAGTTTGTTTCAATTAGTAGAATAATACCTGATGTTTCGTTTCAAGGTTCTTCTACAGCGGGAGCAACGCCGTCTGTAAATATGACGCTAAGTATGCAAGATTTTCCCGGAAGCCCTTACGGTCAGACAGAAACAGATACGGTAAGCTTAACGTCTAGTTCTACAACAGTTCCTTTTGAGCAATTTACTACTAAAGCTGATATACGGTTAAGGGGAAGATCCTTTTCTTTAAAGTTGGCTTCTTCTGGAACAGGAGTTCGTTGGAGATTGGGTAGTCCTAGAATTAATATTCGAGAGGATGGTCGAAGGTAATGGCTTCAAATATAACACCTTTTCCTAGATTACCGTCTGTGCCAAATGAAATAGACGGAATATATATGACCGATTTAGTTAGGGCATTGCAAACGTTTATTGCTTTGGTAGAAAATCCCGGACAATCACGGGCCACGGACCTTACCCTAACAGCTCTTACTTCAGGTAATGATGTTGGTTTGGAAGTAGGGGCGTTGTATGAATTGGATGGTTATGTTAAAATAACTCTTGCGAACGTATCCGCGTGTTTAGGGACATCCGCTACAAGTGCTGTTGGGACAGTAACTGTGGCAGTTTCCTAAGAAATTGTTGAAGACTACTAGATTATGTATTAAAAAAGACGTACAGTAAAAAAAACTAGCCTGCACGGAGAATAATATGGCAGCAGAAGCTCTTACGGAAGACAACATACCAAAAGGCGGAATAGCGGGTTTTATTATGCCCGACGAAGATTTTGCTGTTTTAGAAACAGAAAATGCCCGTAACGAACTTGGGTCTTCTGGAATAGCAGAATTTAACACTATTGCTCGACGCATGGCATCTTATGGTCGTTTTGGTGATGATACTGTTGCACACGTTCAAACGGGTGAGATTGTTGTTCCGCGTAGATTAATAGAAAAAAGTCCTGAGTTAAAAGAATCCATATTCCAACATCTTAGAGATCAAGGTGTTTTGGAACCAGAGCGATATGTTGTAGGCTCCTCAGACAACTCCATTAATCCTGAAACAGGGTTGATGGAGTTTGGTTTCTTCAGTGATATATTTAATGGCGTTAAGAAAACGTTAAAGAAAGCTGCGGGTTTTGTACTTCCTGCGGTAGGTTCTATGATTTTTGGCCCAGTTTGGGGCGCAGCATTAGGAACAGGTGTAGCTACTTTGTTGCAAGGTGGTGATGTTAGCGATGCGTTAAAATCAGGTTTAGGCGCTGGAATAATTGGCGGAGCCGCTTCTTTTGCGGGTGGAGCTATGCGAGGCGATGGGATGGGGGCCTTGAGAAGTGCCGCTAGTCCAAGAAACATAAGTTCTGGCTTTAAAAACATTGGTAATTTGTTTTCACCAGAAAGAGATTTTGGTCGAACTTTTGGTAATATAAGTGGTCGTGAAGGGGGCGTTGATTTTAGCAAGAATTATGAAAAACCCGTAGGTAAACCAAACTTTTATCAAAAATATCTTTCTCCAAATAGAGAAAGTGTAACAAATAATAATGTTGACAATTTAACTAAACTTACTAGCACCGAAGCATATAAAAAAGGCGGTGACGCCACAAGAGCAGCTTTAATTGAAAAGTTTGCAAAAACAACAGAACCGAGTCTTTTCAAGCAATACGGACCGTTAGCTGGTCTTGGATTAGGTGCTTTATATGCAGGAGGCGCTTTCGATGTTAAAGAGGAAGAAGAAATTGATAAAGAAACAGGGCAAGATCTAATCGACGCTAACCCAGAAGAGTACCTTATAGCGGGTCTAGACCCGTACAGAGGCGCTCCCGGACCTGTTCGCGTAGCAACAGAT